AAGGGCTTAGGGCTTGGTATGAAGGGCTTAGGGCTTGGTATGAAGGGCTTAGGGCTTGGTATGAAGGGCTTAGGGCTAGGTATGAAGGGCTTGGGGTTTGGCATGAAGGGCTTGGGATCCTAAATCCTCGATCATGGCCCTCAAATTAGGAGGGTTCCATTCGAGATAATAGCATGGTACTATGATACCATGCCCCTACGCCTCCCGGAGGATCAAATGTCTCAGGACATTGACAACTCAGAAGTATCCCGGAGAGACATGCTTCTTGGGATGATTCAAAAAGAATACCCAGCGTACCATCCGCTGATCAGTATCGCCAGAATCGCCCATCACCACGACGCCGATCTGAAAGTTCAGCTCGAATGTCATAAGACCATCGCCAAGTACGTGGAACCTGAACTCAAGACGGTTGAGGTTAAGGGCGAAATTACGGGCCGACATAGAGTTTCAGTTTCGCTTTTTGAGCCAAGCGGCGCGGAGTTCCATCCTGTGGATGCGGGTTTGAAGCCTGCTATCGAGGGTCAAGCTACTCGGGTGCTGGCGGCTGGGGATAATTTTGACCCTGATCCAGCCATAGTTGACCGGGTGGTCAGCCATGGGTGGTAAAGCATCCAGAAGCAAATTCTCGGGTATTGAGGGTCGGCACAGAAGTACCGGCCTAGTGTATCATAGCGGGCTTGAGAAGAGATTTCTCGACCAGTGTTATATGCTCGGGATAAAAGTGGACCGGTGCAAAGACACCGTGCCTTACACCGATGCCTCGGGGAAGTGGCACAGGTATGAGCCAGACTTCGTGTTGGTAGATTTCGGCGTGGTGGTCGAGATAAAGGGACTCTGGGCTGTCCGGAGTAACCATGCCAATGTGAGAGAGAAGTTTGAGGCGGCTCGGGCGAGGTTCGGTGCCCATAGGTTTGTGATGATGACGGAGAAGGAGCTTAAGTCAGACTACCTCGCCAGGCTGTATAGGAATCTGGTGTATGGGAACTGAGTTTAAACTCTATCCGCCGCAGCAGCGGGCTCTCATCACACCGGCTAAAGAGATCCTCTATGGAGGAGCGGCAGGTGGTGGCAAGTCGTATCTCATCCGAGTAGCGAGTATTGTGTATAGCCTAGAGGTGCCTGGGCTCATCACTTACTTGTTCCGAAGGACTTTTAAGGAAGTCTTGGCCAATCACGTGCACACTCCAGGCGGCTATCTGGAGATGCTTAAGGGACTCATAGACTCAGGGGACTGTGAGTACTCTAAGAGTGACTACTCTTTCACTTTTTATAACGGGTCGAGAATTCAGCTGGCCCACGCCCAGTATGAGAGTGACATTTATACCCACCAGGGCGCCCAGATAGGGTGCTTGCTAATCGACGAGGCGACCCATTTTACGCCAACCATGCTGAGGTTTATCCGAAGCCGTGTGCGTCTTGGCAGCCTTATCGTGCCACAGAAGTGGAAAGACTTGTTCCCAAGAATTCTTTACACGGCTAACCCGGGTGGCGTAGGGCATCACTATCTGAAATCCAATTTCGTGGACATGGGCGCTGGACATGTGTACCAGGCTCCTGAGGACGAGGGAGGAATGACTCGGGAATACGTCCCGGCCAAAGTCGATGATAACAAGGTCATGATGGCTAATGACCCTGATTATAAGGCTCGACTTAAAGGCATGGGCGACACCGCCGTTGTTGAAGCGATGCTTAACGGTGACTGGGAAATAGTCAGTTCTGGCGGTGTAGCGGACCTGTGGAGGTCCAAATATCATGTTGTCCAACCATTCAAAATTCCGAAAAGCTGGCGGATTGATAGAGGGTATGACTACGGCTCTTCTAAGCCGGCTGCCTACGTCATGTTTGCGGAATCTGACGGAACTGAATTCGAAGATCATCTGGGTCGTACATGTTGGGTTCCTGCCGGTACTATTTTCGCTATTGGTGAGGTATATCTGGCTAATAAGAGGTACGAGGGGCTCAAACTCACGGCGTCTGAACAGGGTCGACGTTTCCAGCAATTCGAGCAAGAGTCAGGTTACGCCAACCGAGTGAAACCCGGACCTGCCGATAATGCTATTTTCAGTGCAGAGCCTGGCCATAGGACTCCAGCGGATGACATTGGGATTTATGGCGTAACTTTCACTAGAAGCAATAAGCGACCTGGGTCCAGAGTCGAGGGGTTGCAGATATTCAGAACTCGGCTGAAGGCCGCCACCGAGCGGCCTATGGAGAGACCAGGGTTTTTCGTTTTTAACAGTTGTCGTCACATCATCCGCACTATCCCTAACCTTCAGAATTCTGACAAAGATCCGGAAGATATTTCCACCGACGGCGAAGACCACCTGTGGGACGTCATCCGGTATCGAATGCTCAGGACCTCCAAGACCATAAGCACAATTCCGACTGAGGGTCACTGACATGCCTATCGATACCAAACACCCTTACTACAAGGCTCAAGAAGATAGCTGGCTAGACTGCCGAAACTGCTATAACGGCCAAAAAGCCGTTAAGGACGCTGGTGAAAGATATTTGCCACGATTGAGTGGCCAGAGTGATGCGGAATATCATGCCTATAAGACTCGGGCATTGTTCTATTCCATCACCTCCAAGACCATTTCTGCACTGACCGGCATGGCCTTGGACCAGCCTCCAGCCCTTAAGTGGCCACCCAAAATGGCCAAATACTTCGAGGACAGTAATGGCGTTCAGTTCCAAGAGTGCCTAGCCTCTACCATCACTGAAATTCTGCTCACTAGTCGATTCGGAATCCTAGTGGATAGGCCATCGACTGGAGGTGATCCATACTTGGTGCTGTATGAAACCGAGAGTATTTATAACTGGCGAACCGATGAAGAGGGCAAGTTGGAGATGGTTGTCCTCAGGGAAGCCTATCTCGAGACTTCGTCCGCCGATAAATATGTCACCGAGGTTAAGTACAGATACCGGGAGCTAGAACTGGTGAATGGCCAGTTAGTTGTTCGAGTCCATGAGCCTGCGGATAGTACCGGTAAGACTTTCGATCAGGCCATTGAGACCACGATTACCAATAACGGCGTGCCTCTGGATTTCATACCTTTCTTCTGCGTTACCTCCATGGGACTTGGGTTGAATCCATGCAAACCCCCTGTGCAAGATATCGTGGATATCAATCTGAGTCATTATCGGACGTCCGCGGATCTGGAACATGGTAGACACTTTACTGGCCTCCCCACCCCTTGGATTACCGGGGCGGAGTCTCAGCATAAGATGAATATCGGCTCTACTACGGCATGGGTTATCCCGGATGCGTCCGCTAAAGTCGGCTTTCTGGAATTCCAAGGCCTTGGACTGGCCAGTCTGGAGAAGGCGCTCGCAGAGAAGCAAAGCCAGCTGGCCTCATTGTCTGCGCGCCTGATTGACAATTCCACCAGAGGATCCGAAGCAGCTGAGACCGTAAAACTTCGGTATCTTTCCGAAACCAGTTCACTCCGCACTGTGGTCAATGTGGCTCAGGCGCTGATGAATGTGGTCTTTAAGGCCGTGGCTAAAATGATGGGAGAAAATGAGAACGATGTAAATATCGCGCTCAATACCAACTTCCTGGATACCAAACTTTCTGCGGCTGAACTTAAAGCCTGGGTGGATGCATATCTGTCCAGGGGCATTTCCAAAGAAATCTTTATTCACGCCCTTAAAGTTGGTCGTGCACTACCCCCTCCAGGTGAAGACATGGGGGAAATTCCAGACCCGCCGGAGCCGGCTGCTCCTAAGGGTAATTCGTCGCCAACTCAGCCCACCGTTCCTAAGGAGTAAGTCATGAAGTTCAAGTACCTCAAGCTCGAAGATATCCCGGAAAACATTCGCTCCTTTTATTCGCAGGGCCAAGATGGCGCGTATTACCTGCAAGTGGAAGGTGCTGTGGACAAGGCTCGTCTGGACGAGTTCCGAGACAATAACGTCAATCTCCAGCGTCAGCTCGAAGCCTTCAAGGGTCTGGATCCTAAGAAGGTCCAGGATATGCTGGATAACGAGCGTAAGATCGCCGAGAAGAAGCTTATCGATGCCGGAGATATTGAAGGCCTGGTCAATCAGCGTGTTGCCACGATGAAGCAGACCTACGATACTCAAATCAATGAGCTCCAGAATAATCTGAACCAGTCCACCCGGCAGTTGGAAGTTCTTCTCATCGATAATTCGGTTCGTGAGCATGCCATCAAGCTGGGCGTTACCCCTACTGCGGTGGACGATGTTCTGCTTAGAGCCAAGACGGTGTTCAAGGTCGAAGAAGGCCGACCTGTGGCGAAGGATTCCCAGGGCAACACCTTGTACGGCAAGGACGGTCAAAATTCCTTGAGTCTTGGTGAATGGATTGGCGGGCTTAAGGATCAGGCCCCGCATCTGTTCGTGCCTAGTACGGGCTCCGGCTCCACCCATAATCGAGGCGGTGGCGCACCTACCAACCAGAATCTGTCGGCCGCTCAGAAGATTTCCCAAGGTCTTAACCAGGGCAGTTCGATCCTGAAGTAATTCTATTCATGGATCCGTAAATAGGGGCGAAAGCCCCTATTTACTTTTGAATTCCACTATAGTATAGTATACCCACGAGGTAACCTTTTGGACTTTCGGGGATTGTCCAAAAGGGTATCTCGTCTCTCCGGTGGGGATGACGAACCATCCACTCACATCGGAGAAAAGCAATGCCTACCGTAACTCTGGCC